GGCATTGTCGTTGTTCGTGCTTTGCGCTCCTGACCAGACACCTAAAGCGTAGGTTGCGCTTCCGTCATGATTCCATATAAACTCCTCACCTCGTGCAAGCGTCTCGGCTGCATAGAAAGGTTGTTCATTGTCTATTGCGGAAGTTACACTTGTTGCCGTCACAGCATCGCCTGAGTTGTTTCCGTAGGCGATGTGCCAGCCGGAGTTGCGTGCAGGTAGCTGAGAGCCGTTGACCATGTTCTGGGCGTTGATTGTGACCGTGCTTGCGTCGTCCATTGTGAGGACGAGGTTCTGGCCTACAACCGCACCGCTGACAACGCTGGTGCCACTGCTGCTGCTGCCTCCTGAGAAGCTGCTCATGTCAACGGTCACAGTGCTGTTGTCACTCAGGGTCAGGACGAGGTCCGTGCCGCTAACCACCCCGCTGGAGACCACGGTGTCCGTGTCGATGTCGTCCAGTGTGCCGAGGTCAGCCGTGAGTACGGTGTTGTCGTTCATGGTCAGCTCGAGGTCTGTGCCTGTGAGCCGTGCGGTCTGAACGAACTTGTTCTCGTCCACGCCGAGCGTGGTGACGTCTACCGTGAAGGACGTGTTGTCCTGCAGGGTGAGCGTGAGGTCGTTGTTGTTTAGTGCGAATCCTGTCACAGGGTTGCCGCCGCCGCCTCCCTGACGGAAGCTAGTGGTTGCGCTGAACAGGTCGTTTAGTTGCGTAAGTGCTTGGTTGAGTACCGAGTTAACCAGTACGCCGTCGATGCTGATGCCGGTTAGGGGCAGGCTCTCTGCGATAATCTTCTTACCGTTCTTCGCCTTGATTTGCACGTTCGTGCCGTTAGCTACGGCCTCGATGGTGTTGACTGGCTCAGACTTGAGGAACTCCTCGCCCGCTGCCTGACTCAGGTCGCGTAGCATGATGGAAGCCTCCGTGTCGTCCAGACCGAAGTCCATCTCGCCGTACTTGAGGAACGGGCTAATGAACTCGATGTCCTTATCTTCGAACAGGCGGTTGTGTACGATAGCTTGGTATCGGTACGAGCCGTCAGCGTTAGGTGTCTGCCCACGCTTAACCTGCATCTGACCGAGGTCAGCGTCTGTCTCCGAGTGGATGACGCGAATCTCTGCGTAGATTGTGGTGCCGGCGTGAATCTCTACTGGGTGGTCAAAGAACCACTCAATCTGGTCGCCCGGGTAGATGTGCCCGTAGCCCTTGAGCTGCTGCACGTACACGCGCAAGCCGTTGACCGACAAGCGGTACTCGAGGTGGCAGTCTGCCGGGACCTCCTGACCGGCTACGGTGGTGATGCCCAAACCTGCGATGTTTACCGCAAAGAAGTTGGGACCAGCGTATGGCAGAGTGTTTACCGGGTCGGGGTCACCGCCCAGTGGTAGCGAGAACATGTCAGTGTAGACACGCCCGCTTGGTGGGATGTACCCGTAGCTGCCTTGGTTGGCAGCGAGGCTCTGGTCACGCAAGCCACCCCACATAGGGTAGAAGTTGATGTCCGAGCCGAGGTTAGTGAAGAAGATGTTCTCCGCACCAGAACTCATCTTGTGCACCTCTCCGAGGAACAGCGAGTTCAGCGTCGTCTCAATCGCACGGTCGGCGATGAGCTTGTCCTCTGTAGGGTCATACCTGAAGTGGTCAAGCGTTGCGATGTCTTCTGCTGTGAGGTCAACGAGCGGCGTCAGCGTAGCGGCTGGCACCTGTGCGTCTGCGTTGAGGATAGCCCCCGTAGGCAATGCTGGGGTGTCGTCGTCCCGCAGCTCTGCACGCAATGAGTAGCCCTCGTTTCGTCCGAGAGTTTGAATGGAGTAGATACGGAATCGCCCGCCTTCGAACTGAATCCAGTCCTCAAAGCGTAGCCCCGTGAAGAAGCGGCATACCACCTCAATCTTAATCTTACCTGTACGCTGGTCGTTCAGCTCTTCTTCCGATGAGCCCGCCGATGGCGAACCAATGTACTTAACACTACCCCAACGGTTTTCCTTGATGGTCTGCACTTCGTTGGTCTGCTCACCAGTGGCCGGGTCGATGACCGTGGCGTCGCGGTAGAAGCTAACCTTGTGCTGTAATTTTCCGAGTTGGAGCTTTCCCATGTTAGTATACTTTTACGGTGGCGAGCAAGCGCTGCACACCTTCTTTGATTTCTGTTGTAAGACCGCCGATGTACTCAGCTTCACGCTGCGAGTCGTAGTGACCCACCAAGAGTAACATGGCCTGTCGGTATTGGCGCGGCAAGTCCTTGACGTTGTCGCCTCCTTCGAGCACAACCTTATAGAGGTCGTAGTCTTGTTCTGTGTTGAGGTCCTCTGGACGCTCGGCGCCAGTGAAGTCAATCTGGATAGGGTAGCCCGTGTTTCGTACACGCGCCTTAGTGTCGGTGTAGTCAACGTAGGCTCCAGTCTCGTCGAGGTACTGGATAGACGAGGCAGCCCAGCCCCCTGTGATGTTTCTAAGCGTCTGTACGGCCATAACGTCGTCCCTGTCAAGGTAGACTGTCACCGTGGCGTTTAGAGCGTCAGGAGTGGCGTTAAAAACGCCCTCAGCGGTCTCGTGTTGTTCGGGGGTAGAAGAGCAGAACACGCGGTTCGTCAGTGTCTCCATGTAATCACATGCAGAAGCAACGTAGGACTTGACTAACTCCTCAGCATCACCATAGTCGTAGCGCAGGTGGTCGCGCACTACCGTGTAAGGAACCATGTCCTCGGGGTAGTAGTTGTGTTGTATGTTTATCTTCATTTTGTCCTAGTTTAAGAGAGGTGGCGAGGGCATCGATTCCCTCAGCGGTGTCGAAGTACCGCCAGCGCCTAGAAGCTGCCACCTGAAGGGGGAATTGGGGGACCGCAATGGCCCCCCTTCCCTATATACTATATGACGTGATGGTCGCTATTACGCGCCAACACCAGTCAAGGTCTTGAATGAACCGTGCTGCAACGCCTGTACATCTCGGTACTCGTTAGCAATGATTCGAACAACACCGCGAGCTGCGTCAGTGTAAGGGTCTACAATGACGTTTAGTCCGCCCCACTGGCCTGTAACCAACTGATTCTTGTCGAAGAAAGAGATAGTCTGGCTAGTTGCTTGAGAAGCAACAACAGTGTTGTATCCAGCGATAGATGTGCGAGCCAATGGGCTTCCAGCGAACAAGTCACCAGAACCTTCGTCGAAGCTCAAGCTACGCATTTCGCGGTAAGCGTTAGGAGCAGCAACTGCAACAACATTAGCCAAGTCAACGTCAGCAGTCAACAAAGCAGCCTCAACGTCGAGTGGGTTGTTAGAAGCGTAAGCCAAAGTAGCGTCAGAAGCAGCAATCTCAGCGAGAATCTGTGCGTTGAAGACTTTGTCCAAAGCGCGACGGATGTCCATCTGAATGAAAGCAGCCATGTCGTCTCCAGACTGAGCCAACATCTGCTGAGTAACACCTACGTGAGCAGCGTTACGAGTAGGCTGCAACACGCGCTCTGCGAAAGTTGGCAGCTCTTCAGCCATGTTTACACCTTCGCCCTTAGCACCGTCAGCGCCAGTCAAAGTGCCTTGGATTTGCATAGCAACGTCTCCAGACAATCCGCTCAAGTTGCGAACGCCGAGCTTTGCAGCGATGTCAGCAGGAGCGTAGTTCTCAACGATTCCGTTGTCCAACTTCTCGATACCACCACCGAAGTCGGTAGAACCTGAAGCTACAGTTGCAGTACCCATAGAACGGAGTACCATAGATGGGATGTTGAATCCGCCAGCAACATTTACGCCGCTGCTACGCATTTCGTTATTACCCTCTTGGGTCATTTCGGCCTCGAGGCCAGTCAATTTTCCAGCAGCAGCTTCCTTGACGAACTTACCGAAAGAGAAGTCCTTCGCAGCGCGTGCTTCTGAATCTCCCAAGCCTTGTACAACGGCTGGGTTTACATTTGTGTTTTCCATTTCTGAAATAGAGTTGTTTCGAGTTTCCTCGGATTTTGAATTAGTTTCGTTTTCTTCCTCCTCTTCATCAGCGGGAGCGTCTTCTGTTTTTTCTTCCTCCTCTTCGTCGTAGGCTCGCTCTTCAGCGTCGTCCTCTTCCTCAGATTCGTCTTCGTCGGCATCAGGTTCCTCCTCAGTAGGTTCCTCGGCACGTTCTTCGTTCTCCTCCTCTTCCTTCTCGTCAGCGATTGGGGCTTCCTCCTCGCGCTCTTCTTCGGGAGCCTCTTCAGGCTTCTCCTCGTCGAGCTTACGGAGTTCCTCCTCAACCTCTGCGTCCAAGGCAGCTTCCATAGAGCGCAGACCAACCTCGGTGGTTGGGTAGGCTCCTTGGGTAGTTGGAGATACGTCGAACAATGTGCCAACCGAATTGATTGTCCGCAGGTTCATGTCGTCGCGACGCTCCCAAGAGTCGTCAGCAACGGTGAAACCAAACGAACTAGTGCTCACATTGCCCATTCGAATGTTCTCGGCGAGGTCTTTGGCGTAAGACTGGTCACCAAGCTCAAAGCGGTAGCGCAACCCTACCTCGTCAACAGACAGTTCCAAGCCGTTGCCCACGCGGGCCAATGGCATGTTCCAGTCATGGTTGAACAAGGCAACAGTATTGCTCATGTCCGCCCCTTCGAATGCACCGCGAGCAACACGCTCGGCGAACTTGCCGCCGATTACCGTCTCGTCATCAAAGCGAGCTGCGTATCCTTCAACGACAACCTTGTCGTCTTCCTTACGCACCTCAAACCCTGAATCAAGACTCCGTTGTTCTTGGTTGTTCATATTGTTTGGGGTTTATGAATTTTCCTTTTCAGCTTTATTGATTGTGCTTTCGCACCAGCTTTTCATGCTATCGCCTCCCCATGCTGCATACATGATGGAGCCGCAGATGTCCTTGCCCTTAGCGTCGGTGAACTTACCTTGGTCGTAAGTCTTCGCACGCGACAGGAACGAGAACGTCCTCTTTACAGTTGCTAGGTCGAGCTTGGCACCAGATGACAACTGGCGGGCTCGAGCCCAGCCCACACTGGTTCCGCAGCTAGTACCTTTCTCAGCTTTGTGCTTGAGAGCGGCCTTAGCGCGGTTCCGTGCGGCTTGTGGGTAGCCTCCGTAGCTCACTTCTTAGCGGGCTTTTTCTTCGGCTTAGGAGCGTCAATCTCGATGTCGTAAGTCTTCTTACCTACGCGGATGATGCCGCCCTTTTCCCATACGTCAGCGAATTTCTCTGCCGGGATTCGCTGTGCGCCCGGTGTAGCGGCGTCGAACGCGGCTGCGAATGCAGCGATGTCCTTAGCCTTCTTTATTGTCAGCTTTCTCATTGTCTACTTTTGTTTGGTTGTCAATTCCTTCATTAGGCTCGTTATCCGCGCCTCCATTGCCCCCGTCAGTGACAGGGTCAGGCTTAGAAACGATAGACTCAGCGTACTCACCCATCTTCGAAAGAGGGATTTGGTTGAGCTGGAGATGATGTTCATCACCGCCTTCCACGGACCCAAGTCCTTCACGCATACGCACCTCATTGATGCTGACGACTCCGTCTTGCAACATTTGGTGGTAGTACTGAGCTCGGCTGGTAGCGTCTGCTCGTAGCAGTGAATCGACATCGTAGCGGGCGCAAAGGTAGTCATCGTTTCGTAAGAGCTTACGTTCGATTTCCAGTTCGATGCGTCGCACCCATGGCAAGATAGTTCCTTGGAAGAACTGCAACACTTGTTGTTCATAGTTACTGTAGGCTGTGTTTCCGTCCATCCCAATCATAGCTGGCGGCACCTGATAGAAGCGGGCAATCTCCTGTGTGGAGTATTCCTTGCTCTGCAGGAACTGCAACTGCTCAAGGGGAACAGAGAGTGGTTGGTAATTGAAGCCGCCTCCGAGGATAGCGACCTTGTGTGCGTTTCCAGAACCCATGTACTCTTGTGCCCATCGCTCAGACGCTTGCTGCATCTGCTCGAGGGTGAGTGGTTCCTTGGTAGTCAGGATGCCGCCCAGCATGCCGCCGTTCTCAAAGAACGTAGCGCCGAAGTTTTGTACAGACTTCGCAACCTTGAGGTTCTGAAGCTGAATCTTCGTTGGGTTTTCTCCACGGAAAGCCTTGACCTCCAGTACGCGGTCTGCGGGGACTGGTGTCGGGGCGCCTTTGTACTTGTAGTACTTGGTGCCGGATTTCTCGTCAATCATGAACTCCATCTCAGTGGCTGGAATCCAGTACATCTCGCTACGGTCCGGCGTGATGAGCGCGTGCCCGCATCCGTAGAGGAGGGCGTCGCTGATAATCATCTGCCAGAACTCGTAGGCTCCCATGTGCGCGTTAGGCTCTACAGAAAGTAGACGCGAAGCGGGATGCTGAAAAAGTGGTTCCTTGGAACCATCTTTTTCTTTTTTCTCAACGTGCAAGTCCATGGACGCGATTGTGTCGCTAATCTTGGCGACGCAGGCGTACACGGCTGCAAGCTGTAGGCTATCTGAACCAACGGTCACGTTCGTCTGAGACTGGATAGCGCCAAGCCAACCACTGGCCGCCGTACTGAACGTAGGGACTGGGTTGACAGAGCGTCGTTCGCCTCGGCTGAACAGCCGTTGAAATATGTTTTGCTTTTCCTGTGACATATTTATATATACTAAAAATGATGAGCTCGGGCGGTTTTTTAGCCGCCCAAAACTTGCATGAAAAATTCGAAGTCCGGTGTGTCGTCCTCCTCGAAGGTGAGCATCTCGCCCACAGCCATGATTCCTGCCACAACACCATCAATCTTGTCGCCCGACTTGGACTTGTCGACCTTGATGTTGCCGCTGGGGTCCGGCTTGATTACGACGTTGGACATCATCCAGCGCAGCACCTCATCGCCACCGTGGTAGAGCTTGCCCTCAAGAGCGAGCTGTTCCCACGCCTTTGAAGGAAACGACATGGATGCATAGCCCTGACCGAACGGGTCGCAGATGATACCGTCACCGTCGAGGTCGCGAATGAGCGACAGGCTGTTCCACCTGTCATACGCGATGCCCTTGATGTGGTACTTCTCGGCGAGGTTGTTCGGGTCG